CTTAGCCACTCTCGCAAGTGATAGTAGATATGGTATATTATCTAAAACAGGTGCTGATGCTAAGAAAATGTTTACAGATAAAGTTGTTCCTATATCGATTAATTATCCATTCTTTTTTAAACCTGTCCAAGATGGTATGGATCGTCCTAAATCAGAACTTGCTTATAGAGTACCTGCTAGTAAGTTTACGAGAAAGAAAATTACGGCTAATGAAAAGTTGGAAGATATACAAGGGTTAGATACAACTATTGATTGGAAAAATACTGGAGACAATAGTTATGACGGTGAAAAACTAGCCTTATTAGTACATGATGAGAGTGGAAAGTGGGAAAGACCTGATAATATATTAAACAACTGGCGGGTTACAAAAACCTGTTTAAGATTAGGTAGTAGAATAGTTGGTAAGTGTATGATGGGATCAACATCAAACGCTTTAGACAAAGGAGGCGATAACTTTAAAAAATTATACAATGCATCAGATGTCACTAAGCGAAATAGAAACGGTCAGACAAAGTCTGGTTTATACTCTTTGTTTATCCCAATGGAATGGAACTACGAAGGATTTATTGATGAGTACGGAGTTCCAGTATTCACTACTCCTAACACAGATGTGTTTGCCCCAGACGGTGAACTAATAGATATAGGTGTAATAGATAACTGGCAAAATGAAGTAGATGGTTTAAAAGACGATCAAGATGCTTTAAATGAATTTTACCGTCAGTTTCCAAGAACTACAGAGCATGCTTTTCGTGATGAAACAAAAAATAGTATATTTAACTTAGTTAAAATATACGAGCAAATAGACTATAATGAAGAAATGTCTAGAACCTTAGGAATTACTCAGGGTAATTTCCAATGGGTAAATGGCGTTAAAGATTCACAAGTAATATTTTATCCAGATCCAAAGGGTAGATTTAAAGTTAGCTGGGTTCCACCTCAGCAATTACAAAATAGAGTGGTACTCAAAAACGGTATTAAATATCCTGGTAATGAACACATGGGGGCATTTGGTTGTGACTCGTATGATATATCAGGAACTGTAGATGGAGAAGGTTCTAAAGGAGCATTACACGGCCTAACCAGGTTTAGCATGGAAGACGCTCCTGCGAATAGCTTTTTTTTAGAATATTTATCAAGACCACCTACAGCTGAAATATTCTTTGAAGATGTTTTAATGGCACTGGTATTTTATGGCATGCCAATACTTGCAGAGAACAACAAACCTCGACTTTTGTATTATTTAAGACGTAGAGGTTACAGAGGGTTTAGTATGAATAGACCTGATAAAATATGGAATAAGTTATCTGTAGCAGAAAAAGAAGTTGGTGGTATACCAAACTCATCAGAAGATATTAAACAGGCTCACGCAGCAGCAATCGAAATGTATATACAAGATCATGTTGGCATGAAGCAAGACGGAACGTTTGGTGGTTTATATTTTAATGATTTACTAAACGATTGGAGTAGATTTGATATTACAAAAAGAACAAAATTTGATGCAACAATAAGTAGTGGTTTAGCTATAATGGCAAACAACAGGCATTTATATGCACCAAATCCTAAGGTTGAAAAACCTAAACTAAACATAAATATTTCCAAGTATAGTAATACTGGAGCTAATTCACAAATAATTAAATAGTATGCCTAGAGATAGTAAGCCTAGAGACGGATCAACAGGATCAACAGGATCAACAAAAGGAAGAGTAGCATCGGGCGGTGAAACGCAATCATTGGGTATTGGTGGAATGCCTATGAATCGTTATTTTCCAAGTCAAGTTGTAAGCGACGCTGAAAAGCTGAGCTATGATTATGGGTTAAAAGTTGCGAAAGCTATAGAGGCGGAATGGTTTGACGATGATAGAAGTCTTAATAGATATAGATCTAATCAAAACAACTTTCATAATTTAAGATTGTATGCTAGAGGCGAACAGTCTATACAAAAATACAAGGATGAGTTATCTATAAACGGTGATTTGTCCTATTTAAATTTAGACTGGAAGCCAGTTCCAATTATATCTAAATTTGTTGACATAGTTGTAAACGGTATTGCAGAAAGAACTTATGATATAAAAGCATTTTCTCAATCTCCAAATGGAGTTCAAGATAGAACTGAATATATGGAGCGGGTATTAAGAGATATGAAAATGAAAGAAGCAGACGCAGAGGTAAAGCAAAAGTTTGGTGTAGATATGCGTGAAACAAATATGGTAGAATTACCACAGTCAGAGGAAGAGCTTGGTATACATATGCAGCTTACATACAAGCAGGCTGTAGAACTAGCAGAAGAACAAGCTTTAAATGTTTTGTTTGATGGTAGTAACTACGAATTAATAAAAAAGAGATTTTATTATGATTTAACAGTGTTAGGTATTGGCGCTGTTAAAACTTCGTTTAATACTTCTGAAGGTGTTGTTGTTGATTATGTTGACCCAGCAAATTTAGTGTATTCTTATACTGAATCTCCTTATTTTGAAGATATATACTATGTTGGTGAAATTAAATCTATTCCAGTAAACGAGTTGGCAAAAGAATTTCCTCATTTAACACATAGTGATCTTGAGGATATAATGAAAAATAACTCTTATAATAGATCAAATTATAATTCAACACATAGTTATAACAAAGAAGATAATAATATTATTCAAGTTTTATATTTTAATTATAAGACTTATATGAATGAAGTGTACAAGGTAAAAGAAATGCCAAGTGGTGCTGATAAGGTTATACCTAAAGATGATAAATTTAACCCTCCAGCTGAAAAAGAAGGCGAATACTCTAGATTATTAAGGTCTATAGAGTGTTTATATGACGGCGTTATGATTGTTGGAACAAACAGATTACTTAAATGGGAAATGGCAAAAAACATGATGCGTCCTAAGAGTGATTATACTAAAGTTAAAATGAATTATAGTATAGTTGCACCTAGAATGTATGATGGAAAAATTGATTCACTGGTAAAACGTATAACTGGATTCGCAGATATGATTCAATTAACACATTTAAAACTACAACAAGTGTTATCAAGAATGGTTCCTGATGGTGTTTATCTCGATGCTGATGGTTTGGCTGAGGTTGATTTAGGCAATGGCACAAATTATAATCCGCAAGAAGCTTTAAATATGTTTTTTCAAACTGGTTCCGTTATTGGAAGAAGTTTTACTAGCGAAGGTGATTTAAATCCTGGCAAAGTACCAATTAAAGAAATTACATCTGCATCTGGCGGAAACAAAATGCAAGCGCTTATAGGTAACTATAATTATTATATGCAAATGATTAGAGACGTAACCGGTCTTAACGAAGCTAGAGATGGTAGCATGCCAGATAAAAATGCTTTAGTAGGTATTCAAAAAATAGCAGCCGCAAATTCAAATACAGCAACTAGACACATACTGCAAGCTGGTTTGTTTTTAACAGCTGAAACGGCAGAATGTTTATCGCTTAGAATATCTGATATATTAGAGTATTCCCCAACGGCTGATGCATTTATACATGCAATTGGGGCACATAATGTAGCGACTTTATCAGAAATGAAAAATTTACATCTTTATGATTTTGGTATATTTATAGAGTTACAACCAGATGAAGAAGAAAAACAAATACTTGAAAACAATATTCAAATGGCGTTGCAACAAACAAGTATAGAGTTAGAAGACGCTATTGATCTTAGAGAAATACGTAATATTAAACTAGCTAATCAATTACTTAAAATACGTAGAAGAAAAAAACAAGAAAGAGACAGGCAGTTGCAATTAGAAAACATTAAAGCTCAAACAGAATCTAATACTCAAGCGGCTCAAGCGGCTGCTCAAGCTGAAGTTCAAAAAAATCAAGCATTAGATGCTAGCAAAGCTGAGTTAATGAAAATGCAAGGTCAAATAGAAGCTCAAAAAATGCAACAAGAAGTTGAAATGAAAAAACAACTAATGGCACTAGAGTTTCAATACAACATGCAGTTAAAAGGCATAGAAGTTAACGGTGTAAAAGAAAGAGAGAAACAAAAAGAAGATAGAAAAGACGAAAGAACAAAAATTCAAGCATCTCAACAAAGTGAAATGATTGAACAAAGAAATAGTGGAAAACCACCTAAAAACTTTGAGTCTGCAGGTAATGATACCTTAGACGGGGGATTTGATTTAGGTGCGTTTGAGCCTAGTTAAAATTTATTAATTATTATTATATTATATTATGGAAGAAAAAGATGAACAAGTAGTCGAAAAGACTACAACAAACAATCAACAAGATCCAGGCGATGAAAACGTGGCAAAAGTTGATGAAAATAAATTTGAATCTGCTGGAAACGACAGTGTTATAAAAGTAGATTTAAGTAAACCACCAGAACCAGTAAAAGAAAATGAAACTAAAGAAGATAACGCTGACGACAGCGGAGTGGTTACAGAGCCTGAAAATGCCGATGCCACACAAGAACAAGAAGAGGTACAACCGGAAGCAGAAGCACAAGAAGCTCCAGCATTAGAAGAAATAACTGAAGACTCTACTGAAGAAGATACTGAGATAGAGGAGCAAATTGAAGAAGCTGTAGCCGAAGCTGAAGCCACTGGAAAACCAATACCAGAAAATATCCAAAAGCTAATAGATTTTATGGATGATACTGGTGGAGATTTAAGTGACTACGTTAAACTTAATCAAGATTATTCAAAATTAGATGATCAAAATCTATTATATGAATACTACAAGCAAACAAAACCTCATTTAAATAATGAAGAAATTAACTTCCTTATGGAAGATCAATTCTCTTACGACGAAGAAGTTGATGAAGAAAGAGATATACGGAGAAAAAAATTAGCGTTAAAAGAGCAAGTTGCCAACGCTAAAAGCCACCTGGACGGGCAAAAGTCCAAATACTATGAAGAGATTAAAGCTGGAAGTAAGCTCACAACTGAGCAACAAAAAGCTGTAAATTTTTTTAATAGATATAACGAGGAGTCAAAAGCAACAGAAAAAACAGTTAAAAAAAATACTGATATTTTTAAACAAAAAACTAATCAAGTTTTTAACGACAAGTTCAAAGGTTTTGAATACAACGTCGGTGATAAAAAGTACAGATTTAACGTAAACAATGCCGATGAGGTTAAAGCAACTCAAAGTGATATAAATAATTTTACCAAAAAGTTTTTGGATAAAAATTCTACATTATCAGATGCTAAGGGTTATCATAAATCTTTATATACGGCAATGAATGCTGATGCTATTGCAAAGCACTTTTACGAACAAGGTAAGGCTGATGCTATGAAAGATAGTGTTGCCAAAGCCAAAAACGTAGATATGAATCCAAGACAAGGTCATGGAAAAATTGAAACTGGCGGAATGAAGTTTAAAGTGTTAGGCAGTGATTCTTCTGATTTAAAGTTTAAAATTAAAAATAATAAATAACAATTTAAAATTACAAAATTATGGCAATTAATGCAGGAGGTAGTTTGAATAGTGTACCTGCTCCACAGCAGCAAACACTATCTACAAACTACGTCGATTTTACAAGCGCTGACACTGAAGGTTGGGCGCAACAATACCTACCTGAGCTAATGGAAAAAGAAGCTGAGGTTTTCGGACCTAGAACAATTTCTGGTTTCCTTAATCAAGTAGGTGCAGAAGAAGCAATGACTTCTGATCGAGTTATATGGTCTGAGCAATCAAGATTACATATAACTTTAACTGGTACTATAGATTTAGATGGTAACGTATCTTCATCTGGTGCAAAAGGTAAATTTACAAGTGTTAAAGACGTAGATGGTAACCCAATCACAACAACGCACGGTGTTCGTAATCACGACCTTGTTTTACTTTCAACTCCAGGTAAAGTATCTAGATGTTTAGTTGTAGCCGTTGATGGCTCTGCTATTGGTCTTAGAGCTTATGACGAGGATGTTTTAACTGGTCACTCTGAAACACCTGAAGCTGCTACTTTATTAGTTATTGGTTCTGAATTCAAGAAAGGTGATAACTACGATGGCTCAACTACAAGAGGTGCTAACGAACCTGACTTTAAAACTTTTACTAACAAGCCTATCATTATGAAAGATTACTACGAAGTATCTGGATCTGACGCTGGTAGAATTGGTTGGGTAGAAGTATCTGCTGAAAGTGGTCAAGGTGGTTACTTATGGTACTTAAAAGCTGAGGCTGATACAAGATCTCGTTTTACTGATTACTTAGAAATGGCAATGCTTGAGTCTATTCCAGGTTCGAACTCAACTAATGTTGATGGTGAGCTAGGTTTAACTCCAGAAGGAGATGCTGGTACTGAAGGTTTATTCTATGCTATTGAGCAAAGAGGTAACGTTACTACTGGTGTTACTGGTGTTAATGCTGCTACTGATTTAGCTGAGTTTGACGCTATTTTAGCTGAGTTTGATAAGCAAGGTGCTATTGAAGAAAACATGATGTTCGTAAACAGAGCTACTAGTTTAGCAATGGACGATATGTTGGCTTCAATGAACTCTTACGGAGCTGGTGGTACTTCTTACGGAGTATTTAACAATTCTGAAGACATGGCTTTAAATTTAGGTTTCTCTGGTTTCCGAAGAGGTTCTTATGACTTCTACAAGTCTGACTTTAGATACTTAAATGACAAAGCTACAAGAGGTGGTATTAATGCAACTGCTGGATCTGAAGCGTTAAGAGGTGTTATTATACCAGCTGGTTCTTCTTCAGTTTATG